GATTTTACAGAAAATACTGAGACATCTTTTGTAACCAACCTGCCTGTATTCATTCGTGGCGCGGAAGACCGTGTTTTTACTCTGGTTGATCTAGAGCTTTTCCGTAAAAACGCTACTTCGACCCTAACGGCGAGTGACCCTTATTTAAGTGTGCCTAGCGATTATTTGTCTCCTTTTTCTTTACAGATAACAACAGCAGGCAACAAAGAGTTTTTATTAATTAAAGACGTAAACTACGTACAGCAGTTTACAAATGATAAAGGCTCAACAGGGCTTCCAAAATATTATGCCATTTTTGATGTGGATAATTTCTTATTAGGACCCACTCCGGATTCTGCGTATACAGTAGAACTTCATTATTATTATCGTCCAGCCAGCTTGACTGCTGGCGCGGATGGCGGCACATCATGGTTGAGCGAAAACGCCCCAAACGCTCTTCTTTACGGTTCACTCGTGGAAGCATATACTTACATGAAGGGTGAAGCTGATATGATGCAACTGTACGAACAGCGGTTCGCGCAGGAAATTCAACGACTGAAAGATTTGGCAGAGGCCAGAGAAAACAGTGATGCATATAGACGGGGCTTACCAGATAGGCCAAGAACGTAGGAGTTTGTGAAATGGCAACAAGTAACGCGGCAACCACGTATCTGGAAAGACGCATCTTGGACTATCTGTTCAAGAATGACTCTCTTTCCTTCGCTTCGCCCGGCGACAGTATATATGTTGGTTTGGCTACCGCAGTATCAAATGCTGAAAAGGGTAATTTAACCGAGGTAAGTGTAGCATCAGAAGATGCAAACTATGTTCGTCAGCAGATAACTGCGGCTAACTGGAAGCAATCTGTGACTACATTGGGTCAAAACGCTGACGCTTCTCAGACTTCTTTAGCTCTAACAGATGCCGAAGCTTTCCCAACATCCGGGACTGTTTCTATAAATGATGAAATCATCACCTATACCGGCAAAGACACAACGGCAACGGCTAACGTAAATGGCGCGGTTTCAAGCTCTACATCCATTGCTGTAGACGGTGTTTCTGGCACAATTGCTGTGGGCATGGTGGTAACAGGAACAGGTATTTCTGGCACAGTTCGTGTAACTGCTTTTAGCTCCCCTACTGTTACCGTAGACACCGCTGTAACCTTGTCAGATGACGTTGCCCTTACCTTTGATGGCACCAGCATTTTAACAGGGTGTACTCGTGGCACATCTAGCACAACTGCTGCGGCGCATACGGCTGGGGACACAGTTATTTCTGACCAACAGCAAGTCATCAATGATGGAAATGTTGAGTGGTCAGCTTCTAGCGGCATTGCAAGCTATACTGTAACCCACGCCTTTGTTTCAGATGCGGCTATTGGGGTAGCAGTGGTGAATGGAGCTGTGTCTGGCTCTACCAGCGTAGCTTTGGACGGTAATACTGGCGCGACAATCTCTGTTGGTGACATTGTTTATAACACTGGTGCCTCTACTGTTGTTAGGGTAGCTGGTGTGACATCACAGGCATCTATAACATTGGATACTACTGTCACCATAGCGGATGATACAAAGCTCTGGTTTGACGGCGGTAATACAATGTTTATTGGTGAGCTTGATGCAAGCAAGACAATCGCTTCTGGCGATATTTTCCGTATCAACGCAACTAACCTGAGTATTGAGTTGAAGTAATGGCTTTAGTCATCAAAGACCGTGTTAAAGAAACAACATCCACGACAGGCACTGGCACGTTAACTCTTGCTGGTGCCGTTGGTGGTTTTGATGCTTTTACGGAAATAGGTGATGGGAATACAACATATTATTCCTGCACTGACGGCACGGACTTTGAGGTTGGCATAGGAACATACACTGCGTCTGGTACAACCCTGTCCAGAGACACCATATTTGAGAGCACTAGCGATACCGCTACGGCGGACGTAAACGGCGCGGTGTCAGGATCTACCAGCGTAGCCGTAGATGGTAATGTGGGTACGCTTGTAGCGGGTCAAAGGGTGCGTGGAACGGGTATATCAGGGGTTGTTACTATTGCCACTGTTACAGACCAGAATAACATTGTGTTAAGTGAGGCCGTGACATTAGCAGATGACACAGCGCTTACTTTTGGTGACAGCAAGATTGATTGGCCTGCGGGTACTCGTACAATATTTTGTACAATGCCCGGAGAAAAGATGATTTATAACGATGCGTCAGGCACACCTGTAAACTTTACAGATAACAGTTTGGCTTTCGCTATAGCGTTAGGATGAAGATATGGCAAACGCATTTAAAACATTTACCGCTCAAAACATAGATACATCGAGTACAGGCAAAACAACTATATACACTTGCCCAGCATCGACAGAAACAACCATTATTGGTTTGAACATTGCCAACATTCTAACGAGCTCAATTACTGTCACTGTCGAATTTGTAGACGGAGGGACCACTATAACGCACCTTGTTAAGGATGCTATTGTGCCCGTTGGCTCTTCTCTCGTGGTTGCTGGTGGCGACCAAAAGATTGTTATGAACGCGACAGACATCCTGAAAGTATATGCTTCTCAGGACAATTCCTGTGATGCGGTCTTATCTGTACTGGAGATTACCTGATGGCTGAGAGTGAAGTAGGCAACAACCAGATTAGTAGTGTTGCCGCATCTAAATTAACTGGTGCATTGCCAGCTATTGATGGCTCTGCTTTGACAGGTATAGTAAGAACAGGTACATTCACTCCTGAATATTCCTCAACTACGGCAACCGACCCTACCGTAGGAATTTTAAGTGGGACTTATGTAAATCAAATAGGTGAATATGTTAGAATAGGTAATTTAGTACACGCTGATATTACAATAACTTCACCTACTGGCACTGCAAGTTATACAAATGGCGGAGCATCAGGACAAAACCTGACCATAGTTGGATTACCGTTTACAGTAAAAAATCTTACAGATTACAATGCATCTGCTACGGTTAGTTATTTTACTAACTATTCTGCTTGGGCTGCTGGTTACACTCCTATGGGATATGCTGCTTATAACACAAAAATAATTAATATGGGTTTTCCAGTTGCTGGAACTTTTAATGTCGCTACTACTAATGCGGTCGTAACAAATGGCACCGCAACGACCATTTTACACATAACTTACCAAACAGATGATGCATAAGGGGTTTTAGGATGTCATACATAGGCTCTTCTCCTGCCACATCACCAGCAGTACCCACCAGCCAGAGCTTCAATGGTGACGGCTCTACAACTGTATTTACCTTAAATAAGTCTGTAGATGTTAGTGAAGAGCTAGAGGTGTTCGTAAACAACGTCCAGCAGGAGCCCGGCTCTGGAAAGGCTTATACCGCCAGCGGTACAACTCTGACGTTTTCTTCTGCGCCTTCCTCTGGAACAGGTAACGTGTATGTAATTTATCGTGGGTATGCCGAGCGCACGGTTAGAATTGAACTGGATAATACTTCTTCTTTTACTGCAAGCACGGCTAATATTACTTCTTCTTTAAATACAGCGACAATTAAGGACAGTAGCGGCACGAATAATGCGATGACTATTGATAGCACTGGTCGTATTTTTACACCAGCTAGACCAGCATTTTCTGTTGCACAAGTTGAAGCGAGTGTTATTGCGGCTCAAACTGGTCAACATACTTTTAATACTGTTGACACTAATGTTGGCTCATATTGGAGCACTTCAAATAATAGATTTGAAGCTCCTGTAAACGGTTTCTATCATTTTGCGTTTTCTGGACTTGGGTGTAATTCAACGGGAGGCGGGATAGCGGCCAATGTGTCTGGTAAGGTTAATATAGAAAAATCTACAGACAGTGGTAGTAGCTGGTCTGAAATTTCACATGGTTACGGGTATGTAGCAAGTTCTGTCCATTACCCAAATGTTTCTTCTGCTTGTAGTGTTACATTAAATTCTGGTGACTATGTACGACTGTTTGTAGAAATCAGTTATGTTTATGCAGGCACAGCTGCTTCAGGATACAATCCAAGATTTAGCGGCTTTTTAGTAGGTTAATAAAATGTCAACATTATATGTAGATACAATAAATGAGAAGACCGTAAATAACGGGGTGTATATTCCAGACCATGTATTACAGGTGGTTCAAGGCACTGTTGGCTCAACTACTTCAGGCGCTACGGGTCTTGGAACTAATATTTTTGCTGACAGCGGGCTACAGGCAAACATTACGCCCTCAAGCACCTCTTCAAAAATTTTGATAAACTATCAGGTTTTCATGGGTACTAGTGGTTCGGCTTATAATGCAAAATCAAGAATTGTGAGAGACTCCACTCCCGTAGGATTGGGAACTCAAGAAGGCACTAGAGGCGTTGCTTCAGCTACAGTAAACACCTATGATTCAACCTTTGGGACTTATCACATGTCGCAGCAGGGAATATCTTTTTTAGACGAGCCTGCTACTACAAGTCAGATTACTTACAAAATACAAGTTGCCGCATATAACGGTATAACTTGGTATTTAAATAGAAGCCCGACTTTTCAAGACGGTGGAACGCAAGGTTATGACTCAATTCCCTTGTCTGTTGTTACATTAATGGAGATAGGTGCATGACCAGTATATTAAAAGTCTCCGCAATCCAAGACCCGACAAACTCGAATACCGCTTTGTCTATTGACAGCAGTGGACAAGTTGCTTTGCCTAACATCCCATACGCACGGGTTAATGTGAATACAGCGACAACAGTTACTCCGCCTGCAACTGTGCCTTTTGATACCGTGCTAGGTTCTAACGGCATAGTTTGGAACACAACTAATTATACATTTACCGTTCCTATAACTGGTCTTTACAATTTTTCTGGGGCAGTTAGGTTTAATGCAGACCGGCTTTTTGCATATTGGGGTGTAGTAGAAGATGCTACTACTACTTATGTTCAAGATGCTAAACTAATTCTTGCTACTGGTGAAGCTAGTGCAGGGCTTACTACCCCAATAGGGAGTTGTTTACTCCCCTTAACTGCGGGTACAGATTACAGCATTTTATGTCAGGACTCTTTATTAGCCGCAGTTGCTATTGGCGGAGGACAGACTTGGATGGATATTCATTTAGTAGGTTAAGAAAATGGCATATATAGGAATTGACCCAAATGTAGGCGACATAACCTTCCAGACCTTTACCGGAGATGGAAGCACTACAGATTTTACACTAGCTCAATCTGTTGCTGGTGGAGAGGCCATTCTTGTCACTATTGGTAACGTGGTTCAGGAGCCGGGTGCCTCTGCCTCTTACGTTGCATACGCCACTACACTACAATTTGGAACCGCCCCTGCTAGTGGTGACATAATAACTGTTCGCTATTTTGGTCGCGCTATTGACCAGCCTCTGTCTTATGGAATGCAGTTATTTAAGTATGTAGCGACTGCCAGCCAGACCGTGTTTACTGGCGCAGACAATAACGGCGCTATCTTGGCGTTTTCTGGTAATGATATAGATATCTATTTAAACGGAGTGCATCTTGATAGAACAGACTATACTCCGACTAACGGCGACACAATTACTTTAGCGACAGGCGCGGCTTTAAATGATGAATTAGTCATCAGAGCCTTTCGCGCTTTTAGTGTAACTGATACAGTGAGCAAAGCCTCTGGCGGAGCGTTTGCTGCCGAGATTACTGCGCCGCAGTTTCAGACCACCAACACTACCGTTGATACAGCGGTGTTTCGCACAAATGGGCAGACAGTAGATGAGGACACGACTATTGCCTCAACTAAAAATGCGCTGGCTATTGGCCCGTTGACTATTGACACGACTACCACCATTACCGTTGACGGTAATTTGACTATATTGTGAGGCAGGCATGGCTTCGATATTAAATGTAGACCAGATTAACAACGCCGCAGGGACAACCGCGCTAAAGATTGATAGCGATGGAGTGGTGTACAACCCCCAAAAGCCTTTTGTTTCTGTTCAAATGGACGGAACGCTTGGGTATCTATCTCATGCTGCTGGCGATGCTATAAAGTTTAGCGCAGTATACAGCGGAGATGCAACTTTATACAATACCACAACATATAAGTTTACCTGTCCTGTGGACGGTATTTATTTAGCTACCTATCAAGTTATTGTTGCAAGCGCAACAGATTATGCGATTTCTTTGTATAAAAATAGCACTCGGATTAATCTAGGTTTCCAATCAGGTAGGGGTAATGCAAACACAGATGTAGTTCCCTGCTCTGCGGGAGACGAATTATATTGGGTGAGCTATAGCGCATTAGCTTACTATCAGGGCACTGGAGACTCTAGGTATTCTTGGGGAAGTTACGCTTTAATAGGTTAAGAAAATGGCATCAGTATCAGACGCAATTACAGCATTAAATCCAAGCCTTAGTTGGGTTCTTCGCGGGGAGCCAACCAATGCCGTTGAGTTCAACAATATGTTTTCTGCTATTGTTGGTGCAGATGAGCATGGCTCTGCCGTTGAGTCCAGAGAGGTTAGCGATTGGCAAGGGATTACATGGAACGCGGTTGAAGAAAAATTAGCGGAGATTAGAGCGGCAGAGCCGTTAAAGCTACTGCGCGAAGAGCGTAATCGCCGCATTGCTGAAACAGATTGGTGGGCTTCGGCAGATTTAACTATGACCGCAGAGCAAACTGCTTATCGTCAGGCGCTGCGGGATATTACAGACAGCTATACGTCCCTTGATGATGTTGTCTGGCCTACAAAACCTTCGGAGTAAGATTATGGCAGTGTCAAAAATACAATCCGAAAGCATGAATCTTGCAGACAATTATGCCTTCACAGGGGATATAACTGGCGCAGGCAGTCTTATACATCTCGGCACAACTACTGTGACCTCCTCAGATGCGGCATCGTCCATTGATTTTACAAATATGGACTCAACACTTTACACTAACTATTTGCTAAAGTTTAGAGGTTTGCCTGCCGTAGATTCGGGGTTTTTGTATTATTATTTCTTGGATGATGCTGGGTCAGCAATTACAGGAACTAATTACTACCAGTATGGTAGCTCACTATACTCTTATGGCAGAATAACAAATGCCAGTGTTGGTGCGGTGGGAACAGATGAAATAGGATTGTACTGCACCTGTTATATAAGCACCAAAACAAGCGACTCTAACACAGACATAGCCCCTAGCGTTCATTCAGCCTTTGGCTATGTTAATGTTGCTGGTTCAGCCTCTGACAGCGATACTTTTTCGCACAAACATCCAGCTTTTGATAAAACTCAACCTGAAGGAATAAGTTTATATTGGGACAACGGAAACTTTGGCAACGCGCAAGTTGCGCTTTACGCATACTCTAATTCAGCGTGGACATAAAGATGCCTAACTATAAAGTTGTAAATGGTGTAAAAAGAGCGCTTACAGAACAAGAGCAGGCTCTTCTTGACCAGAGAAAAGCCACATGGCTTGCGGAAAAGCCTAGCAATGACCTTGCTATGCTTCGTGCAGAGCGTGACCAGCTACTTGCTGAAACAGACTATTTAGCATTGTCTGACAATACTATGACAGACGCTATGGCGTCATATCGTCAGGCATTGCGTGACATTACCAACACATACACCTCTCTTGATGATGTGGTGTGGCCTACAAAACCGCAGGAGTAGTCTATGAGTAACGCCCGTAATCTTGCTAATCTGTTAGGCACAAGCACCACAATTCCATCTGGTAAAGTTGTGTCGGCAAGTTTGCCTACTGGAACTATTCTTCAGGTCAAACAAGGCGAAGATAACACTGAGGTTCTACACACTACGGGAACATGGGCTGATACGAACCTTTCTGTGAGCATCACGCCTATATCGACATCGAGCGATATATTAATTCTGATTAATCAAAGTTGCTACAGAACTGGGTCTGGTGGTGGAGCTTTGAGAATTATGAGAGATTCAACCGCTGTTTTTCAAGATAGCCAAGTCTATCAATGTTTTGGGAATGAAGCGAGTAATCGTCTGTTTCATAATATGCAATATTTGGAT